GTGCCAGACGCATCATAGTTGCTGAATGTAATATCAGATGATGCTATTATCGTTGATTCATCGTTAGTCGCAGCGTCACGAACCTCCATCTTCCATCCAGTGTACGGACGAGCAGTAGACTGATCTGAGGTGAAAGTCATGATCATAGTAAACGTATCCCCACGTCTACACTTGATGTCAAGGCGAGAAGCCTTGTCTAGGTTGATACTTGCCATTACTGCAAAAGGTCGTTTACGTTTGTTGATTCTGATTCTTCAAGCTCCCCTCTTTGGCCTTTGCGCTGAGAGATAAGCTTCGATTGTTTACTCGCTTGCTTGTCCAAGCGATCGTCTTTTCTATCCTCCTTAAGGACTTCGAGCTTCTCCTTAAACTCTTGATCCTCAGTGCGGAAGCCGAGAGTAGCCTGAGCTCTGATCATCTCTACCTCCCTGCGCATCTCGTGCTCCATCTGCATACGCTGGGCCTCGAACTGAGCCTTCATCTCAAGCATGCGCATATCGATCTGCCCCTTGAGCTGAATCTCTTGGGCTTTAACCTGAGCGGCAGCCTGAGCTGTCTGTATGTTGGCCTGAGCCTGAGCTTGGGAGTTAGCTTGAGCTTGCTCCATCTGCTGCTTGATACGCTTCTTTCTTCTTACGATAAGCAAGCGCTCAGCCTGATCGACATCGCGCAGCTGACGAATAGCAACCGCATCCTCAATATCGATCTCTCTCTGTGACAACGCTACCTGGATGTTTTGCTCCAGGTACGCTCTGTCTTTATCGTCCATCTGCTTTCTCACCATAACGCCGAAGTTGTACATAGGTATCTCTGAGAAAGAGCTAAGCACCCCCATGTTCGTAGCACCCACTGCGTTCTCATACGCCTTGTAGATGGCTGACTCTGGAGGCAGGATCTGAAGACACTTCACGATATCTTCTACGACTCTCTTGAAGAGCATCATCGATGCGTGAGTTACGTCGTAGATAGCGTTGTTGCCGCCAGCGATAGCTTGCTCTCTCACTCCCACCAAGTCTTCGCTCTTAGGCGTCGTGCCGTCCATAGCTTCGTTGATGCCTGTAGCATCACGAATCATACGCAGGTAGTGGTTGTACAGAGCCACAAGCTCGTTGATGTTTCTTATGGTGTTGTCCAAAGGACGAACGGGTGGGTTTTGGAAACCACCCTCTGGGTTCTTGCTTCTGTAGTAGAAGACACCAGTCTGCTCGTAGATGTCTTGGATCTCCAGTGGCTGGAGCTCCCCGCCTCTACCGAGCTGTACGTTATCCAATCCCTCGATGTCTACAATCAATCCATCAGGCTTGGCCTTGGCGACCGCCTGCTGGATCTTAAGGTGGGTGAGCTGAAGCTGGTCTGCAAAACCAGTGATGCTACCCACGATAGACTTAGGCATCATGCGACGCATGTTGGTGGCCGCAATAGAGTAAGACAGGCGAGCCTTGCTCAAGTCGTGGATGTTCTTAGGGATGTTGGTCTTCATCCCGTACCCATAAATGTAGTCGGTTCCCACGATGTACTTACCACCGTATACCGTGGCGTTCTCCATCTTGTGAGCCTTACGCTCGTAGACAGAGCTCTTAGGCTCGCTGTACTCCTCACCCTTGTAGAAGAAGTTGGTGTTGCCAAAGCGGTTCTCCTTGTCCTCGAAGTACATGCAGTCAACAGACAAGAACTCGAAGTCAAGAACTTGGATGCGGTACTCATCGTACCCATACTTCATTCTGTCGCGCTTGTCGTCGTGGTACTTTCTTCCGAAGACTGATGAGTCGTTGTTGAACTTTCCAGCTACAGACTTAGCGATCTTCTCGAACTCCTCTTCGGTAAAGTCGTCACCAGAGGTTCTCTTCAGCTCCTCGATAGTGATGGTCTTTACGTGACCAGCGTACACCAAGTCCTTGAAGTTAGGGTCTTCCGTGTAGCTGTGAACGAAGTCGCAGGGGTCTACGTAGTTGGTGGTGATCCCGTAGTTAGGATCATTCTCTCTCTTTACGACAGACATACCCAGAGTCACGAGGTCATTGACGCAGCGCCTAAACGTAGAGTCATTGAAGTCGTTCCAAGACAGTGTCATGTTGGTTGCTATCTGTGCAGCAACTTCGGCGTCGGTCTTGACGTTTGTTTCCAAGAAGATCTCCGCCTCCTCCAGCGTGTCTGGAATCTCGCTTGCATCCGTAGACATCTGAATGCCAGACTGTTTCATCTGTGCATACATGTCTTTGTTGCGCACCTGCATCTGCAGCTTGCGCTTCTTGGCATCCTTCTCGCTGCTCGATATAGGATCGATAGCTTGAAGGTTAGGGTATGGGTCAGACGACAAGATCTTGTTGACTACGATCTTGACGAACTTAGGTATGATAGGTACAGGGGCCCAGTCCAGATTCAGCAGCGTACCGTCTCCGTTGTTAGGATCGAGGCTGTTGAGGATCTGCTTATAGATAGTTGTATCCTGAGTCCCGTTAGCATAGTCGCGGTTTCTTTCGAATTCTCGACGACGCTTTTGGTACGTCCCAGACTCATCATCGATCTTTCCCCAGTTCGCTTCAATAGCTTTCGCGTACTTTAGTCCGTAAGACTTGTCGAGCTTCTCCGAGGCAGGAGCTAATGGATCTGGGAAAGTACTGGATTTCTTATTCGTGCTAGAGTAGGACATTTACAGTATTCCTTTATAGCACAAATATAGTGTAAATAAAGTAACCCCTTAGGCATTAGGCCTGTAGCGCCTAAAGAACTTCTTGTCGTCGAACTTGCTCACCTTTTTTTCTACCTTGACTTTCTGCGCAGCAAGCAAAGCTAGACCCGAGCTGATGGTCAAGTCAAACTTAGTTCTCTTGTCTATGCGATACCCGATCCAGTCCTCAAGGGTTCTGTTGAAATACATATTGCCAACACTACCGTCTGCCTTCTCACCTACGTGATCGAAGATGTATTGCTCGATAGCTTGAGCGTGAGCATGGATGACGTCCTGAGAGTTAGAGGGGATACCCTTGGTACGTACGTTGCTGTTACTCCCAGGAGGGCGCAAGTGATCTGGCCTGTTCATTACGTAGCCATCGTAACCCCTTGATTCAAAGTATCTTACGATGCCGTACTTATTGTTTTCAATTAAGAGTGGGTACCCGTAGAAGAACGAAGCCATCAAGACATCCTCGTAGAATATCTTGGCTAGGTCAGGACGCGAGGCATACTCCACCACGAACATGTTAGACGGGTGCGTCTCTGTCATGCTGAACTTGTTGTACAGATGCAGGGCCCCCTTAGAGCCACGGCCATCAACCGTGGCGTCAAGGTCATAGGAGTCAACACCACCACAGCCCAGGTGATCAAACGGAGGAACCTTCTTACCCCCTTCTTCTTTGATTACGTTACGCATCTCAGTAGGAGGCATCCACGATACACGGAACCTTCCATTAGGATCTGGGGTAAAGGCCACCTCCTTGTCCATCTCCTTCCATAGGAAGTTGCCACGGACAACAGGGTTAGGGTAGAGGTCTTCGTTGCTGTCTATCTGCTGGTAGATCTTTCCGATGTTGAAGATGCTACCCTCCACACTGTCGCGGAAAGCCTCCTCCTCAGTAAACGGGAACTGACGCACCACCTCGTTAAGCTCGGAGGCATCGGACTTGAGAGAGTCCCTCTCGTTCTTCAGGTATCCTTTCGCTCCTCCAGCCACGTCATCACCATCAATACCATCGAGAACAGTATCAGGATCTTCCACGACTGGATTTCCGTACTTGTCAAAAAAACCTTCGAGAGCTTCATAAGCAGGTATGAAGATACGGTAGAGGCCGCTCTTCGTTCTGCCGTTGGCGTTGCGTTCCGACGGGTCGCTATCCTCCCACAGGGCTTTGTATTCTTTACCGCCCTTGTCCATAGGATTTACAGTACTACCCACCAAAGCCTTTCCCACCACCTTACGACCCACAATAAGACACGTACGCTCAATGCGCCAAGCCTCGCGGATATCGACAGGCTTCTCCCACTTGCCTGCCTCATCGAGGTACAGCATGTGCAGCTTCTCACCGTCGTATGCGTTGTTGGTGGTATTCTTCCAGTTTATGACCGTATTAAGAGCGTCGCCCTTCTGCGAAGTCTTATTCTTCTTCGTGATTCTCTTAGAGGGCTCGCGAAAAGCCAGCTCCATGCGCGGATTGGTCGTTCCATCTTGAATAGGTTTGAAGAAGAAGGGGTACGACTTAAAGATCGGGACCACCTTCTTCATGAATATATTCTCCTGGGAATCCTTACCCGTCTTAGACTGTATCCCTAGGAGCTTGTCTTTAACTTGTGTAGCTTCGTCCACAAGTACAGAGCTGCATATGTTAGTGTACCCAGAACGACGACACTTAGTATAAAGCTGGCCGAGACAACGGGGGTCAGCTTCGCACGCAGCCATGTGGAGAAAGATTTCTCTCTGGAACGCAAGATAGTAAGGATATCCGATATCGATTTTTGACCACTGGAGAAGCATGTAATGCCTTCCTGTAATGTACGTAGGGACACCATGATTGTAAAACCAAACACCGTTACGGCGGCGCTCAAACTCCTTCTCGATATAACCAGAAAACTTCCGACGGAATTCGGAAGGCTTCTCGTACCACTCATCCATACTTCGTATCTTCTGCAACTCCTCGGGCATAGGAAGGCGCTGCCACAGTTGCATAGCCTTTGGCTTTTCATGGAAGAGTATTTCAGATCGCTTTGGTTTCTTCGGGAGGACAACAAGAAGCCCATGGAGTTCAACACTCTCACCCACTGTACCGTTAGGGTCGATCTTAATCCCCTTATCGTCGTATCCATCTATGTCGATAAGCGTTGACATCAGTAGCTCTGACCTAGTTTATTCATGCGGCCAAGGCTAGGTACGCCAGTCTTTGGATTGGCGACATCCATATACTCACCGCACTTCTCGCACTTGATATCGTGTCGGGCTTCCCCGTCGATGAATCTGATTGTGACGCCCGTGGCATCCACGATATCGTCACTGCAACTGCATTTGTATTGTGCCATGTCTATTTAATTTGTACCCCCGACAGGACTCGAACCTGTAACCGTTTCATTAGAAGTGAAATGCTCTATCCTGTTGAGCTACGAGGGCATAGTTGGGGCGGCGGGACTTGAACCCGCGACTTCCTGTGTATAAGACAGACGCTCTAACCAACTGAACTACGCCCCAGTTTGATTGCCCCGTATGCGTAGGGGGCCGCCTGACGAAACCAACTTAGTCTTCGTCGTTCCAGGATTCCTCCCAGAACATATGGTCTACTTTGTTTCTTTGATAGACTATCTCTTTCCAATCATTTAGAGAATCGCTCAGCGAAACCTCCTGAGTAGTCTTTGTCTTCTTCGATTTTTCCATTCTCACTTAATTCTTTAATCATTTGTTCGAGCTTCTGTCGCTCGATAATTAGCTCCTTACAATCTACAGCCGTTTGCTTTACGGCTTGCAGCTCAGCTTTGCGGGCTGAGCCTCCAGCCTCTGGGTCTACAGGCTTCTTGACTTCCTCGATCATATTGTCTATGGCGATAGCCATGCTATCCATAAGACGTGACGAGGCGTCGAGCGTGGTGAACTTAGCTTTCCTCGACATACAAAAAATCTTGAGCTCTGGTTCGGTAATACTCCTTGCCGTCGATCTTGATGCGGTAGTCCATGTTCCTAGGAATCCCTACCACGTCGCCAACCTTGACGCCAAGTTCTTCAATCCAAGGAGCCGTAAAAGCGACACGACCCTTTGTAACCTTATCCTCCTTGAGTTTGACGATTTCGATTGCATCTGACTCTGGTTGTTTAGTTTCTTCTACTGGCTCAAGAAGACCCCAGCCACCGAGCAAACCAATACCGTCTTCACCTTTGTAGGCAATCGCTTGTGACTCGGTCGCCATATCTGGGTGGTAGTGTACGAGGTAGTGGTCGTCATCGCCCGTGAGCGACTGGCCTCCATTAACAACTACAAGGTGGTGGAAGTACAGCGTGTCTCCAGGCTTAGCCCCCGTGTCGTACTTGGCTGGTACTGAGACGATTGGTCCTTCTGTGACGCGGTGCTGGAACTCGTTGTACTTCGTATCGACGTACAGCTCCAGTCCGCTATCTAGCTTCATGGTGTCATTGAGTCTCTTCTTGAGCTCTACGACAAACTTCTTAAGGCTTCGCATATTAAAAGTTCAAATCAAATTCTAGCATACACGGCATATCGTCGATGGCTTTCCATAGCAACGTGCCTTCGTCTGTTTCGATGTACACAAGATAGCGACGCTTGTTGTATTTTACAAATGCTCGCTCATCTTCTAGTATGGCGGAGACCTTCCCGTCCCCAGCCCTCATGCCTATGTAGTAGGCCATAGCGTCTTTCGGGTCACGCCCGATGATGATCTTCCTGATAAGTCCTTCGTCCATTATTGAATTAGTTTCCCGTACACCAGCTCAAACCCCAGACCGTAACTCAGAGAATACAACAGCGTTCTCTTCACAAATGGTTTCCATCCTTTGGTCCGTGGTCCTAAGCAGATCGCGGTGGTTATCATTAAATTTCTTCCTGCCACCGTAGCGTGATAGCCATCGGTTGCAGCTACAAATATAGTGCTAGATCCTGTAAAAGCCTCACCCTGAGCTGGATCTCCGTTCATGTACTTGTTCCTCCAGCTTAGCTCTGGGTCCCAGAACTGTGGGTTGGCGTTGGGGAAGGTGTTCTGAAACTCGTGGTAGTGGAACAGCAGGTCTTGGTTCACTCCGTTCAGGGCACCAGCCAAGAACATAGACGTGACAGGGAGTATCTCTTTGCGCCACTTCATGTCTGTCGGGTAGTAATCTCTGTACTTAGACTCTATCTCGCCTGAGGCTAAGTTAGCTACGCCGCCAGCCAACCATACAGCCCCTATGCCTTGTGTTGGACCATCGGTATAAGTAATTAGTGCTAACCCACTGAGAGTCAGGAAACTACCAGCGGCATACTTGCCTTCGTGTGTGTTGCCAGTATCAAATCGTAGCTGCGCGTTGAGAGTTCCGCTGATGGCGACCAGCAAAAGGAAAAGGTATTTCATTAGTTAAGGGATATGCCTAGCCCATCGAGAAGATCACCTAGGTCTGGATTGTCGTTACCGTAAGCCTCGTCCATAATCTCTTTGATTACTTCGAGCTCTTGCTTGCTGTCTACATTGAAGCTGTACATAGACCGCATGTTGACGTGACCGAACTCAGCCTCCTGCTCAGCCAGCTCCTCTAGATCGCCTTCGTCAATAACCCCCACAAAGATCGCAGCCATAACCCTGTGACCCATGTCGCTCTCCTCTACTAGCTTCTCTATCTCCTTGATCAAGTGATAGACATCCGCAATGAATTTCAGGTCTTTAGGTTCCATGGCTCTATCTTTGTAGTAAAGATACGAATTTAATTATGCCCAAGTCAAAGGTTAGAAAGACAAGACTCTTCAGGGAGTTCTCCGTGATGCAGGACAGGTACCTGAACAGAAATTACCTCAAGTATTACAGGACAGCCAAGATAGATTTCTGCGAACAGAAAGGTATTGCTGGTAGCCACTTAGACTTCTTGGTGTGGGGGTACGACCTAGAGTTCTTTACCAAGGACTTTGCTTCTGAGGATTATGAGATGTCC